AGTTCATAGGGACTTTTATATAAAGCATCCTATTTTACCTACTATAAACGAAATCATTCCTATTTCTAAACACTATGAGAAATGTGAATGTTTATACCAAATGGTAAAAGACTACTTTGAACTTGAGATGGATATAGAACTTCAAGACAAATTAGTCGATGCATATAAAACGGTTGAGCAAGCTGGAATAAAAGTTGATCTTAGTTGCCTAAATAAAAAGTATCAATTCCAGCATAAAGAATATTCTCTTTTAGGAGATACAATCTATTCTTACTATAATCTTTATAATTTAACAGCTAGACCTACTAACTCATTCAACAGTGTTAACTTCCTAGCCATACCTAAAGATAAAGACTTCAGAGAGTGTTTTGTACCTAAAAATGACTATTTGGTAGAGTTTGACTTTGACGCATACCATTTAAGATTAATATCTGGCCTTATAGGATTCGAACCTCCTAAAGAATCTATGCATAACTATCTGGGACGCGCGTATTTCAATACCAACGAGCTCACAGATGAACAGTATAAAGAATCAAAGGCTATTACATTCAAGCAGCTTTATGGTGGTATAGAACAACAATATCAACATATAGAATTCTTTAAGGCATTGGACCAATTTATACAACAGGAGTGGAAGAAGTATAATGCCCATAAAGCTTTGATTTTGCCTACAGGTAGAGTACTAAAGAAACTACCAGGAATGAACAAATTAAAATTATTTAACTATATTGTCCAGAATCTAGAGACAAAAGAAAATATATATAAAATCTTAGAGGTGAATAAGCTTCTTAGTAAAAAGAAGACAAAATTGATATTAATTACCTATGATTCTTTCTTATTTGATTTTTCTCAAGAAGATGGTAAACCTTTGCTAAAAAAGATTAAACAAATCCTAGAAGGTAACAATATGCTAGTCAAACATAAGTACGGAGTAAACTATGCTTTCTAACACATTATCAATATTTATTAACAGTAAATTAAGGTTATGAGAAATGAGGAATTTTTGGAATTAACATCGGAATCAATTATGAATAAACTTTTTTGTACTTTCTCTCCAAAGGAGTCTTTAGATGACACTTTGAAGCAAATAAACAGAGAGTACACAATCCTATATAAAAAAATCTTTGTTTTGGCTTCCCCAGACTCAGAAGAATATATGTGTACATATAACATTGAGATAGAAGGAGGCCAGACTAGGATTCTGCCTAATACAATCTTACTTCACAGAAAGAAAGAGTCTAATACTTTATATACCATAAACGCCTTGAACACTTTGATTAAGACTTTAAATAACGGCGTTCTAGATTCTACTTTTCCTATTAACTGGCCTGACTACAAGAACTCAATCTTGTTAACCCAAGGAGAAGATCTGAAAAGACTTAATACTACTATTCACAAGATAGTTGCTATCTAACTAGAAAGATTAATTTTTCTATCTAGCCTTTCTGTCTTACATTTATCGAAATTAGTTATATTATGGATATATCAGTTATCAAATCAAGATTGTCGGCTCTACAAAATCCACGTGGAGGACAAAAGAAGGACCTGAGCCAAACTATTTGGAGGCCTGCCGTGGGTAAACACTCAGTACGTATCGTACCTTCTGTGTTTAATAAACAAAATCCATTTAAAGAAGTCTACATGCATTATGGTATTAACAATCGTACCATGATCAGTTTGTCTAACTTTAATGAAAAAGATCCTATTGTTGAATTTGCACAAGGACTTCGCAAGTCAAGTGAACGTGACAATTGGCAACTAGCTAAAAAGCTGGAACCAAAAATGCGTGTATTTGCTCCTGTGATTGTTCGTGGTGAAGAAGACAAAGGAGTTCGTCTTTGGGAATTTGGTAAACAAGTCTACATGGATTTACTTTCTATTGCAGAAGATGAGGACGTAGGAGATTATTCTGATCCAATTACTGGTCGTGACATTACAGTTGAAACTGCTGGTAAAGAAACAACAGGTTTGATGTATAATACATCTACTGTTAGGGTTAGAACAAAATCTACTCCGCTTTCTGATGATGCAGATAAAGTAAAACTTTGGCTTGAAACACAACCAGATCCTTTAGGTCAGTTTAAAAGATATTCTTACGATGAGATGAAAGAAGCACTTCTTAAACATCTTAATCCAGAAGAAGAATTGAAAGAACAAGCTGATGCCGTAGAAGCTAAACCACAAGGTGATCTTCCATGGGAAAAACCAGCGCAAGGTCAGTATACATTAAATACTACTAAGCCAAGTGTAGATTCGGCAATTGATGATCTTTTCGATATCTAATCAAATCCCCAACTTCGGTTGGGGTTTTTTAACTAAAAGTTTTGTATGGCAAAATCAGTTACAGGCGCTGTGTCTAGCGCAATTAAAGACATTTCAAGTTTAGAGAAATTTAAGAAAGGCAAAAACCTTTCAACTAGCGTAGTATTTAAAGAGCAAAGATGGATTCCACTTTCTCAAGCATTTCAAGAAACACTACAAATCCCAGGTATTCCAGTTGGTCATATTACTCTTTTAAGAGGACACTCAGATACAGGTAAAACTACAGCACTTCTTGAAGCAGCGGTTAGTGCACAAAAGATGGGTATTCTTCCTGTATTCATTATTACAGAGATGAAGTGGGATTGGAGTCATGCTAAAGAAATGGGATTCGAATATGAAGAAGTAGCAGATCCAAATACTGGTGAAGTTATTGATTATAAAGGATTCTTCTTATATATTGATCGTGAGAAGCTAGAGTCAATTGAAGATGTATCAGCATTTATTGCAGATATTCTTGATGAGCAAAAAAGAGGGACACTGCCTCATGACATTTGTTTCTTCTGGGATTCTGTAGGATCTATCCCTTGTAGAATGAGTGTTGAAAAATCAACAAATAATAACGAGTGGAATGCAGGAGCTATGTCTCAACAATTTGGTAACTTCATTAACCAAAGAATTGTATTGTCTCGTAAAGCATCACAACCTTATACAAATACATTTGTAGCAATTAATAAAGTTTGGGTAGCAAAACCTGATTCACCAATGGGTCAACCTACACTTAATAACAAAGGTGGTAATACAATGTACTTTGACTCTTCACTAGTAGTTACATTTGGTAACATTGCTAGAGCTGGTACAAATAAAATCAAAGCTACCAAAAATGGTAAGGAAGTAGAGTTCGCTAAGAGGACTAGAATTAGTTGTGATAAAAATCACGTTACTGGAGTAACAGCGGTTAACAAAGTTATCATGACAGTTCATGGATTTATCAAGGACGATAAAAAAGAACTTGATGAGTACAAAAAGAAATATTCTGATCAATGGATGAAAGTTCTAGGATCAAGTACGTTCGATATTGTAGAAGAAGAAACAGCGCTATCTCCTGACATTTTTGACACAGAAGATTAATGAATAAAGAATATCAAAAAATATTCGACTCTCTCACAGCAGAGAAAGCCGAAGAATCACTCAATAGTAGAGTTCTACTTATTGATGGATTGAATACTTTTCTAAGAGCATTTACTGCAATTGGATGGGTTAATAAAGATCTATCTCATATAGGAGGTTTAACTGGTTTTTTACGTTCTTTAGGGTATGTAATTAAATTGGTTAGACCGACTAGAGTGATTGTTGTCTTCGATGGACAAGGATCATCTACTAACAAAAGATATATCTACCCAGAATATAAAGCAAATAGAGGTCTTAATAGAGTTACTAATTGGGATTCATTTGATTCACAACAAGACGAATCAGAAGCTATCACACATCAGATTGTTAGACTAATATACTATTTGAAAACACTTCCTGTTGATCTTATATCTATAGATAAAATTGAAGCAGATGATGTAATAGGATACATAACAGGTCAATTAGATGGTGAGATAACTATTATGTCTAGTGATAAAGATTATCTACAATTAGTATCAGATAAAATAACAATCTACTCTCCTACAAAAAAGAGATTCTATGATGAAGATCTTGTTTTAACTGAGTTTGGAGTTACACCTAAAAACTTTTTAACTCAAAAGATATTATTAGGTGATTCAGGAGATAATGTTCCTGGAGTAAAAGGTTTAGGATCTAAGACTATGTTAAAACATTTTCCTGAACTAGGATCAGATAAACAAATCACTCTAGATGATGTATTACAAAAATGTGAAGGTAAGCATAAAATACTAGAATCTATTAAGAACTATGAATTTCAACTTAGAATAAATAAAAAGTTGATGGACTTAAAAGATCCTAATATTCCTGAAGAAGCAATAGAAGAAATAAATAGTGTTTTACTAGATCCAAAAAAGATATATGATTCACAGGAATTCTTAAATTTGTATCATGAAGATCAATTAGGGAATTCAATACCTAATGTTCAATCATGGTTATTTAATCATTTTCACGATCTACAAAAATATAAATAAGTTATGTCGTCATTAAATCAGTTACAGCAATACGGTATTAGTTTTCAAATCAAGGTATTATCAAGTTTATTAAAGCATAAAGAGTTTCTACAAAACATACACGACATACTTGATACAGAAATGTTCGATAACCCAGCACACAAATGGATTGTCGGTGAGATATTAAGATACTACTACAAGTATAATACAACTCCATCAACTGATGCTCTACAAGTTGAGGTAAGAAAGATTGAGAATGAAGTATTAAAGATTAGTGTAGTAGAGCAATTAAAAGAAGCACTAAAGAGCTCTAATGAAGATAGAGATTATGTAGAGCAAGAATTCAGTAGTTTCTGCAAAAATCAACAAATTAAAAAAGCGATTTTAAGCTCAGTATCTCTACTTGAGAAAGGTCAATATGACGATATCAAGTATATGATTGATCAAGCCTTAAAAGCAGGCCAAGAAAAGTCTATAGGACACGAATATGAAAAAGATATTGAAACAAGATATCGTGAAGAAGAAAGAGCTCCGATGCCAACATTTTGGCCACACATTAATGAGTTGCTAATGGGAGGTTTAGGTGTAGGTGATCTAGGTATTATATTTGGTAATCCTGGTGGAGGTAAGTCTTGGATGCTTGTTAATATAGGAGCTGAAGCAGTTAAAAGAGGATATACTGTTTGCCACTACACATTAGAGTTGTCTGAGTATTATGTAGGTAAACGTTATGATGCCTTATTTACAGGTATTGATGTACAGAGCGTACAAAAGAACAGACAAACTATTGAAGATACTGTTAGTAAAATTAAAGGTAAGCTTATCATTAAAGAATTCCCTATGGGAAAAGCTACTACACATACAATTGAATCGCATATTCAAAAGTGTAGAGACCTAGGCTATCCTCCAGATTTAGTTATTATTGATTATGTTGATTTATTAAAAAGTAAAACAAAGTCAATAGATCCTAAAGATGCAATTGATGATGTATATACTGCTACAAAAGGTATGGCAAGAGAGCTTAAAGTACCTATCTGGACAGTATCTCAAGTTAATCGTGCTGGTGCTAAAGATGATGTGATTGAAGGAGATAAGGCAGCAGGATCATATAACAAGATGATGATTGCAGACTTTGCAATGTCTTTGTCTAGAAAAAGACAAGACAAGGTAAATGGAA